GTCATCGTCAGCAATTCCGCAGATAGGCAACCAGCTCTATCTCGGTTTTATACCGTCGTCTATCACTTCTACGGCGCTCCCGTTTGCGGTGATGTTCTCGATTTCGCGCGACGAAATGGACGAGGCTGAAGTGGCTCTCGAAAGGATTCAGTGGTCCTGCTATGCCGATACTATGTCTTCCGCGACTGAAATAGCAGACGCGATTAAGGACAAGGTAAAGCGCTTTTATGGTCCGCCGGTAACGGGAAGCACTTATACAATCGTTAATACGTACTACGACAATATGGTCTATTTATATGACGATGTAATTCACAAGCATGTCAAGATTCTTGATATGCTGATTCGATACAGGAGATAACAAAATGGCATACCAGACAAGGGCGCATTCAGACGCCTTCCTCATGGGTTCGGCCCGGATGCTCATACCCTCGTCTTCGGGCGGGTATGTGGACCTCGGCGCGGCTCGCGGGATTAAACTTACCGAGGCGTGGGACTCGTACGAGATCGAAGTTGACAACACTCCGACGGTTGTCAAGGGCATCAAGAACCAGACCATCACTGTCGAGGGCAATCTGCTTGAACTCAACCTTCAGAAGATAGCAAAGATGCGCGGCGGGATTGACACTTTCTCAACTACCACGTTCGTTTTCGACTCCGGCGGGAACATGACCGTTACTCCGCAGCAGGTGACGCTCGTACACACCGCCGCGACTTCTTCGCAGACCGTAACGGCGATTATCTACTACGCTTCGGTGACCGATCCGATGACCATACCGTATGTATCGGACAGCGGAACCGACGTTGCCGAGATTCCATTCAAGATGAAGGGCGTTGCTCAGTCTTCGCGCACCGTTGGTTCGCAGCTTTACACGATCATTGACACGCGGTCGAGCATGTACACCACTACGGATTATCCGTATCTGGCGACGTATTCTTCGTAACAAGGGGTTTTTATGTCTGAGTTGGTTTCCGAAGCAGGGGCGTTTATTCCAAAAGACAGGATTGTATCTGTCGGCGAGAAGTCGTTCGATCTTTCAGAAGTTCCGTTCGAGTACTCTCTCAGGTTCTACGAGATGATGCCCATATTCGAGAAGATGCAGGGCGGAACTTTCATTTCTTCGGATGACTATAATCAGATGTTCCCAGTGATCTACGATCTTTTCCATTTCATCGACGAAAGCGTTGAGGAGAAATGGCTGAGGAAGAAAATCACCATCAAGACATTCACGCCGATCATGATGTCAATCTTTTTTGCAGTTTTCGATGACGGAAAAAAAAACGGCGAGGCGGACGGGGCGGCGGTCCCGTAACCATTCACCTAGGCCGGATCATGACTCGCCTAGGAAATCATTACGCTTGGGCGAGTCCTGATTACATCTTACGACGTATGACGTGGGCACAGGTGTGGGTGTATTACGATGCCTGCATCGCGCATTTGAGCGATAAAGAGTACCAGACTGAAATTGAAGAGCCTGAACCGTTGAAGCGTCAAGGTGTGGTGACGACCGACGGGGGGGTGAGGACATATAACAGATAATGGCGACCACAATAGCTGAACTGAATGTCAAGGTCACGTCGCAGATGGCGCAAGTCAACCGTGATCTTGCCGAACTCAAGGCAAAAGTCCAGGGTGCCGACAAGCCGATACAGGACATGAGCGCGGGCTTTTCTAAGCTCGGTGTGGCCGCCGGTATCGGTATAGGTGCTGTGATAGCTGGATTTGCGAAGCTGACAACTTCAGGTATTAAGGCCGCGGCAGCTTATGAGAAACAGTCCGTCGCCTTCGGGGTTATGCTCGGTAGCGCAAGCAAGGCAACGGCGATGCTGAAAGAGATTCAGGAATTCGCCGCCGCTACTCCGCTACAAGGTGCCGCGCTTCAGCAGAACGCGCTCTTGCTCTTGAACTTCGGCGCCGCTGCCGATGAGATCATGCCAACGCTTCGTATGCTCGGTGATGTCTCCGGTGGCGACCAGCAAAAGCTCGACTCGTTGACGCTCGCGTTCGCGCAGATGTCCAGCGCCGGCCGGCTCATGGGTCAAGACCTCTTGCAGATGATTAACGCCGGGTTTAACCCGCTGCAGATCATCAGCGAAAAAACCGGGAAATCGATGGCGCAGCTCAAAAAGGAAATGGAGCAGGGCGCCATATCGAGCGAGATGGTCAAGCAGGCTTTCCGAGATGCAACAAGCGAGGGTGGTCGGTTTTATCAAATGCTTGAAAATCAATCACAGACGCTTTCGGGGATGTGGTCCACGTTTCAGGATATCGGCGACATCGCGGTTCGTACCTTCGGCCAACAGCTCGCGCCCGTGATGAAGTTGTTTCTTCAGGACATGATCGACGCCGGAGACGAGACGATCGGTATGGGCGAGGCGATGGGGCAATTTGCCGCTAAGGCGGTGCTTGCATTCAGGCTCGCCTATCAACAGCTTGCGCTTTGGGGCGCACAAATACAGGTTGCGAAGTTTGAAATTCTTTCGAGCGTTTCAGAAATGTCGAGCAAGATTTATTCCATTTTCGGTAATAAGCAGCTCGCGGCCGGGGCGATGCAGGGCGCCGTGGATGCAAAGCGCGCAGCTCTGACATATCAGTTCGCCGTTGGAAAGATACAGGCCGACCTTGACAAGACAAAACAGGTCTATGACGAGATAGGGAAAAAGCGAGAAGAGACAAGCGCGAATGATCGCGTCAATATCCAGAAAAAAGCCACCGAAGAAATCGTCAAGGCACAGAAAGCGGCAGCCGCAGAAGCACAGGTGACCGCTGTTTTCGTGACACAAACTATGTCTCAAACCATAGGATCGCTGTCGTCACTCTGGCAGACATACAACAGTAATAGACTCGCGGCACTGGATTATGAGCAACAGCGAGAACAGGAAAAGATCACTGCTGCTTACGATGCTGAGAAGGCCAACATTGAGGCTACCATAACCGACAAGAAAGAGCGTGACGCCGCGCTAAAGGCCCTCGACGAGAAGCGCGCCCGCGACGAAAAGAAGCTCACTGAAAAGATCGAGAAAGAGAAGCGCAAGGTAAACTATGAGGCCGCGAAGATTCAGAAGGGAATGGACATTGCGCAAGCCACGTCAAACGCTGCTCTCGGTATAGCTAACGTGTGGTCGCACTGGTCGCACAACCCGCTTGTCGCTGGTATTCTCACGGCGTTGACGGCTTCTATCACTGCGGCACAGATAGCACTCATCGCCGCGCGTCCCCTTCCGCCTCTCGCAGAAGGCGGTTACTTTCAGGGTCCGGCTATTATCGGTGAGGCTGGCCGCGAGTTCGCGCTCCCTCTCGACGGGGACCAGGGCCGGACCGCGATGCGCGAGATGGCCGACGCTATCCTTGACCAGATAGCCTCCCGCGCGGACAGGGGTCCGACTATCGACCGTGCTAATACTTCCGGCGCCGGCGGTGGTAACGTATACCTTGACGGCGCGCTTGTCGGCAAGTGGATTTCTGATCAGTCGGCAAACGGGGGCTTCCAGGTTCACCAGCGGGTGATTATATCATGAGGGCTTTATACAACAGCTTGATTTCATCGGCGTCGTCGTACACGGCGTATAGTGAGGACGTGCAGTATCCCGCGACGAACATAGCAGACACAAGGCTTTCGCGCGTCTATCACAGCGACGGCGTTGCTTCCACGGAATACATCATCGTCAACGCAGGGTCTACAATAGCCCCTACCTACGCCGCTTTGCTCAATCACAACGTGTCATCGAGCGCGACCATATACGTTGAGGCTTCATCGTCTTCCGGGTTTATCGGGGCTTTCTCAACTACGCTGGCATGGAGTTCGCACTGCATGCTGGGTTATTTTGCGTCCACGGCGAAAGAATGGTGGAGGCTCCGCGTTGTCGGCACTTCCACCGACGATGGATATATGTCCATAGGCCGTTTCGACCTCGGAACTTACTTGCAGCTTCCGGGGATGAAACCAGATCAGGAATTCCTCTACGAAACTACCGCTAAGATTTCAATCTCCGACGGTGGGCAGGCTTACGGTGACGACGGGTACAACTTCCGTCAGTTCAAGATTAACTTCCCGTACATTACTTCGACGAACCGCAACGATATGCTCACCATGTGGGGCGTGGTGAAGAACTACCAGCCCTTCGTCCTGCACGTTTGGGAGAACTCAACCGAGGAGACACCGATTTACTGCATCCTCGACCAAAGCAATATGACGTTTAAACGCACCGATGACGTAAACTATCGCTACGCTACCAACATACAAATCCGCGAGGTATTTTAATGGCGGGCTACCGCGTCAACAACTACGACACTTCCACTGCGAACATAACCTCGCTGATGGAAACCATCGACGCGACGCGCACGGGGTACATCGCGCTTTCGCTCACGGAATACGACTCGACCGCGCGCCCTGAAATAGCCGGTGGTTCTCTCGTTGAGGTCGCAGGTGCACTGTTCCGCTTCTCAACGACCGAGGCAATCTCGACATCCGGAGTGACTTCCACCGCAGCACAAATGTACTATATTCGGCTGGTGCCGACAAGCTCGCAATGTTCCGCGCAATTCTCGACCACCGCGAGCGCATGGCGCGAAGATTTTCAGGGCTACTATCACAGCACGACCAGCAACAATAGGGTCGTCGGCGCGACGTATTTCACGGGGGCTGATTATACAGGTAAGGTGATTTACGAGGATAACGGAATTAGGCGGCAAAATATAGTTTACGGAACGGTGTCTGGTGCGATCATGAGTACCGTTGATGGCTCTGTTTCTACGGTGACAATACCGATGAGCGGTCCAATTAGTAATATTATCGGAATACATGCGAGCGGAAAAATCGTTGAAAAATTCGCGCTGCAAAGTTATTCAATTATGAGCACTTCGGTGCTATTGTATTATACGGCTTATAGCACCAGTGGGTTACCTGGGCTGACTCGGACTATTAATATTACTGGTGTTTCTTAATGAGTGGCGCAAGAATAAATAACTATACTCCCTCGACCACGACGCTCGATAGTGTGATTGGGGCGGTGGATTATGAATTCGCGGGGATACTCGCGATTTCGTTGACAAATTACACGTCAACAACACGCCCAGGAATCTGCGCTGGGTCCATCGCAGAAGTTGCGGGGAATATTTTTGAGTTTTCAACAGAAAATACAATCTCAACCACGGGCGTGACTTCTACGGTGGCGTGTGACTACTACGTCAAACTCGTCCCGTCAAGCTCTGAGTGCTCGGCGCAATTTTCCACAGTCGTGCCAACTTGGCGCACCGACTATCAGGGGTATTATGAAAATAGCACAAGCGTCAATCGCGTTGTCGGTGAGATGTATTTTACTGGCGCAGATTATACCGATAAGCAAATATATTTTGCGAGAGGGGTTATGAAGTTATCATATTGTAATGGTGTATATTATAGCTCCATATCGAGCATCATCCCATCGACTTTGGTTGTATCGATGAGTGGTTACGTTCGCGATATAGTCTCAATACAACTAGGGGGGTGGTATCAGGACCACTTTTATTTAAGCTCCTATACAATCCAGTCAACAACAGTCACGATTATTCTCGATTCTACTGGGCTCGCGAGCACGGGAGTGTTACCCGGTAGCGTATTTGTCGTTGGTGTAAATTATTGATTGACTTATTTTGTAATTATTGCTATCTTGACTCCATTAAATCAAATGGAGGTCTTAGATGAAAAAGATTGTGGTTGTTATGGTTTTCGCGATGGTCGCGGGATGTGCGTCGCTTGACTCTGGCATGGTTACTTCTAAGCATCACGATATGTGGGATTATGTGGTTTATGCTCGATATAACACAAATACTGGAGAGATCGAGCGAGACCAGGCGAAAGTCAGGCGCACCGACTACGCAAATTATCACCTCGGCGATTGCGTCATCGTCACAAAGAACGGCGTAAAAAAGATCGACTCCGAAGCCGAACGAAAGCGGATTACTCACGGGATTGAATGAAACCGGCAAGCATATCGCTATTAGAAATAGATGTACCAATCATCACCGAAACCTTTATTAACTATTCGGCGGGGATATGGCACAACACTCTCTCTGATAATTTAGGGCCGTCGGGGATAACCATAACAGGTTCCGACGGCACTGTCGGCTTCTACGCTTCGCAACCTACCATCCTTTATTACCGCGTCGGCTCGTTGAAGATTGACAACGAGGACTACACGCAAGTCTATTCTCTCGGCGACCTGGAAACGCAGGACGCGTCATTCTATTATGAGTTTGCCACGCGGCGGTTATTCTACCACTTCGCCGGGTTCACCGTTCCGTGGGGGAAGCTCGTCCGCATAGGTATGATTGTTGGCTACTCGGACAAGGTGGGCGAGACTAACGGCGCGTACTATGACGACATTTATTACGAGCCGCGTATCGCTTCAATCCCCGCGCTCAAGAAGTCTAAGGACCCTATCTTCTACGGAATCCTACAATACACCGGTGGCTCGGTTAATCTCATCGACTCTGACGGCGCCGTCGCCGAACTTTTTGAATCCGAGGAACTCATAGGGCAGCCCGCGCGTGTTTACACAGGGTATGACGGTGACGCATTCGCCGATTTCCGCAAAGCCTTCAGCGGGAACGTCGAGGACTACTCCTACAACCGCGATTCCTTCTCGTTGAACATCATGGACAACCGCAAGTTCCTTTCGCGCTCCATCCCCGTGCGGAAGTTTGAAGCCGCCGAGTTCCCGGACATGGACGAGGACGACCTCGGCAACGTCAAGCCGTTAGCCTGGGGCTCCATCCGCAACGCCGAACTTGTCTGCGTTAATCCGAACGGCGCGACGCCGTGGCGCTTCTACGTTTGCGACGTTACCGACCACGCCATCACCGGCGTCACTACGGTCTACTTGAAAGGCATCGCGCTCGCGGGTGTTGACTGGTCCTACGCCGACGGGATTGTCTCCATCGCTTCCGGCGTGTATGTCTCCGACGACCATGACGACTATTACATTGAGGATAATCTCGGGGACGTGACCGCCGACTTTACGGGATTCGCCGGGATTACAGCGGGCCTTGATGTCATCACCGATATTTTAGATACCTACGCGCAAATAGGATACCTCTCTGCGAACTTTAACACGACAGAGTGGGCCGCTGCACTCGCGGACTCGCGCACCGTGGGGATATTACTCGACGAAGAAACCAAGATAAACGAGGTCATAGAAAAAATATGCGTCGCCGAGGACGGCATATTTCTCGTCCAGGATGACGGCAAGTACACCTTCCGCAAGTACGACGAGACGCGCGCTATCAGTAAAACCATTTACACTGACGAGTGGATAGACGAGCCTGCCGTCAAAAAGGAGTCTAAAGAACTTCTCTCCTCGGTCAAGATAAACTACAACCGAAATCACGGCGACGACAAGTGGCATACCTACAACAACACGCTCTACGAGGACGAAGTACAAGCGCAGTACAAGACGTTAGCCGAGAAGAAGTTTGACACGGTGCTTGCAACAGAGGCCGGCGCGATAGAGAAGTCAGAGTCGATCATGGCCCGCTCGAAAGAGATGACGCCGACGGTCACGCGCAAAACAAAGATGCAGAACATAGACCTTGAGGTCATGGACTTCATCGAAGCCGAGCACGACCGGGAAAGCGCGACCACTAAGACGTGGAACATATACGAAGTCATCGGAATAAACAAGGACTTAAACAACCACGAGGTCGGGCTGACGATGAAGTACGTCGCTGAAAGCCTCTACCTCGCGCATGAGGACGGACTCGTCGTTGACGATGAAGGCGATTTGATACGCATAATAATGTGAGGATATAATGGGCTCAAAACAAATACAAGATTTTGACGCGACCACACTGGTCGATACTGACTATATCGTAGTGCAGACCAGCTCCGGGGTATATAAGAAAGTTGATGGTGCGCAGTTAAGGGGGTTGCGTTCCGTGAGCGTTGGCGATATAGAAGTTACGCTGCGGAATAGAACGCTTTCGTCTGATGAGCCATATCTTGATTTGGCTATACCATCGCGCAATCTTGACATTGCCAACTTCCTTGATTATGTTCCATATTTACGAGCGATACAAGCTGGCTTAAAGTGGACATCTACTCGGGTCACGGGCACGATTACGCTTGCCGGCACCGCCATGACCGGTTCTGGGACAAATTTGAGCGCCGACCTTGCCGCCGGCAATCTTGTTTTTGTTGGCACGCTGAACCAATTTCGATACATGGCTACGATTACAAGCACTACTGCCGCAACAGTTGACGAACCCGGAACTGCAGCCGCCGGTGCGACTTTATTCAAAATCACAAAGTCAACCGCATACAACGATGACTTTTCATTTACTGCGGCACAGGTGACAAACTCAACTTCGTTTTCTCTGTATATCAACTATGGCGATAACACCAAATATCCTGAGAACTATATCTTGCTCCGCGCGCTAGCCGAAGCCTACGCCTATGACCGCGAGTATTGTTCTATTACCCTTCCGTCATCTTTCGGGGGTATTCCGGCTGGTGATTACACCATTACAAGCGTGACTCTTGCAAACGTCGGTTCTTCTTCTCCGGCTATCGTTTGCCAGTGCTCGGGGCTATCTACGGGAGCGCTGTCTACCGGAAGCGGAACGCTCAACACATACCCGTATCGCATTGCAGGTAGCACTACGACGGCGCGACACAAGGAATTGACAGACGCGGCGCTCACCAACGACGGCCTGTATAATGTGCTGGGGTTGGCACAGAGGGATCAGGTCGAGCCACATGAGCACAATCTCAATATCGGAACATCCGGCGGAATCTCGTACACTGACGGGGATACACAAGGTCTTGCTACGGTGGCGTCGACCCCGACACAGACTCAGCCCGCGTTCAGGACAAAAAATCTATGGACGGGTGATAGCATGAGGACCGGACCGTTTACCCGCCAGCGCTCGGGGGTATTCAACTTTTACGCCTACGTGGGCACATACACCGCTTAAAGTAACACAATATGAAGGTTAGGGAATGAAGTGTCGAAGCTTACATATTTTGAAAATGCGACTTGCCTGCTTTGCGATGAATACGTGGAATGCCCCGAGGCTGCGGCGGCGCTTGTCAGAGAAGGAGTTATCAAGGCGAGCAATTTCATATTGCCGGACCGCGCCGGGTGGAATGGAACGATGGCTTCAATCCGTAGGGACTGGGTGTCTCGATTTGATGCGGAATATCGACGACTCGCTGACGGAGGGCAGTAGATGGCAGACGGTGGCATCCAGGGTTTTGTCGGCGGCGCTGCTGGTTTCTGGTTCTCTATTGCTGGCGTTTTATTTGGCGCTATCGTTTATTATCTAAGCAGACGCATCGAACGTTTTGAAAAAGCCGTTGAGGAAGTCAAGGGTATTTCCGCGCGGATGGACGGGATTCAATCGTTTGCGGCAACTCTTGTAGAGATGCAGGCCCGCTTGACCGTGTGCGAAAAAATGCTTGACAGACGGAAGACAGCGGATAAGGTGGAGCCATGAATGTCTCTCTGGAAACAGCCGAGTCTATCGTCAAATGCATGGCCGACATGGAAGCTGTGCTATGCTCGTCGTGCCGCCATTGTAACGAATGCGCGGGGCGTGTCAACGAGTATTGCATGGCGCGTTTCGCAGATCAAGCGAAGGTGATGTGTGGTGGGAAAATTGAATGAACCATCGCAGTACGTAGATCAGGAACGGCAGATAAAGAAGGGCCGCTCATACTGTGGTGCCGCGTGTGCTGCAATGATTACCGGTGAGCCTCCGCAAGACGTGGCCGACGAGATAGGCAGCACCGCCGATGATATGAAGATCATCAACTACATCGAGCGCAACGGATACGAGACGCGCAAGATCGTTGACGGTGGAAGCGCTCAAACGCGATGGGCTTTTGCTCCGAGTGATGCTGATTTTGACCGGGTGCGCGATGCCATAGATGCCGGGCTTGTTGTGCTCTATCACTTCGCGGGCTGGGATAAACTGAGCAGCGGGCATTACGCGCTATGCATTGGATACGACACATTTGGATTCACGTTTTACGATCCGGCCGGTGACAGGTTCAATGGCTATTTCAATCGCCACGGTAAGGGTGCCGTTTATACGATTGAGCAACTTCGCAAGGCTGGTATCAAGCGGTTGTTCTCGGTGGAAGTATGAGACAAAAAAGAATAGACTATTATCTTGACAAGTTGCTTTCGCGCAAAATGCAGGTTGTAATTATTTCTATTGGCCTGTTTTTATTTACTGACAAATTCGACGCCGATAGCCTAGTCATTATCATGTGTGCTTATATGGGTTTTTCGGTAGCCCAAAGATTTGCACCACCGAACACGGGAGGCTGAAATGAAGCGCATAATAATCTCTTCGGCCTGCGGTCTTATCGTCGGTGCCGCGCTTGTGTATTTTCTTATGCCCGAACCCGGACCTCCCGAGATCGTCGAGATCGTCAAGCACGAAACGCGCTGGATAAAACCACCAGTGACCGATTGCGAGAAAGCCCCGATAGTCATTGAAGCCGTGATGGCCGACGACGTTATGGAGATTACCGCCGGAGATGGATGTAAAACCGCGTCGGCTTCGGTTCGGCTTGAATGCCCCGCTCCACCGGTCAACGTAACGTCTCACACTGTTGCATTTAGTGGTGGTGCGCTCGCGGCGCTGGTGCTGGTCTTGCTGTTATAGTTATTTTCAATCATGTACCTCCTATGTCCGGTAGCAATGCCGGGCCTCTCCTCTCGGAGAGTTTGCCGCCCTACCTAGGGCGGTATTTTTTTGTAAAAATTGCTTGACTTATTTTGCAATATCGACGACATTGTAATCAGTTAATTGGTGGCGACCAAAAACGCTAGGAGGTAAGCATGGGTAAAGAAGAACTGTTGAGGGCATTACTGTCTGGTGGTTCCGGTGACGATGGCCCGCAGGCCGTAACCGGACAGGAGCGCGAGCGCGTATACGAGGAAATGCAGCACCTCGACCTGAAGCCGGGAGACAAGGTGCGCTGGATTTCCGAGGAGTACCGCGATGCAACATTCCCGGCGATGGAGGAAGTGGCCGAGGTTTTTCGCGTGTTCCCGATCGTGACCAAGGGACACACGGGAAGTAACCACGATGCCGACGAGAACGATTTTTCAATTCTCACAAAAAAGGACGGGACATACTACGAATACACTTTCGACAGCCGCCGCTTCAAGCTCGTAGACTAGATTCACAGCCCGGTGCAGCCCTCGACGAAAGGCGGCCGGGCAAAGCCCAAGGAGGACATCATGAACGACCGCACCTATTACCTTACCCGCTGGCTGATAGTTTACGGTACACCCGATGGCTTCGCCGATTGGTGGAGCCTTCAGATTAAATTAAACGGAGGACGCGATGACGACTGACCCACGAGTACCGTTTTCATGTTCGCTGCACAAGAGCGCTGCCGAGAAGATCGAGCGCTACGTCGCAAAGCTGGTTCGCGCGGAGAAGGTGAAGCGCGGCGCAATCATCGAGCGTATGCTGCTCGAATCAATCAAGAAGGAGGACTGACATGCAGAACGTAGACCAGATCGCAAAACTGCTTTCCCGCAACGGTCAGGTAAACCCGGCTTTCCGCGCTGCGGTAGCCGAGGCGTTAATGAATATCGGCGAGGAGATGGCAGCCGAGAAAATCAAGGAGGGCGAGAATGAATCGCAGAATATGGGATAAGGTACACAAGCCGGACCCGACATCGCTCAAAACGATTGGCGGCGGTCGCCTGAAAGGGATGACCGACATCAATCCACAGTGGCGCTTTCAAGCCGCGACAGATGTTTTCGGCCCGTGCGGTATTGGGTGGTGGTACACCATAAAGGAACTCTGGACGGCACCCGGTTCCGATGGACAGGTGATGGCGTTTGCGCGGGTGGATGTGTACTACCGCGATGGCGATGTAATCAGTGCCCCGGTCGAGGGCATTGGCGGTTCGATGATGATCTCAAAAGAGAAGGACTATCTCTATACGAACGATGAGTGCTACAAAATGGCCGTGACAGATGCGCTTTCAGTGGCGTTCAAGGCTCTCGGGTTCGGTGCTGAGATTTATGCCGGCCGATGGGACGGATCGAAGTACCTTGAAAAACCGAAGCCACCCGAACCGACCGCACAGGACAAGATCAAAGCGCTCCCCGAAAAAATACGCGCTGGCATGAAGGCCGTCGGAATCGACACCGTGGCGAAGGCTATGGCGTTCTGCGAAGCCCACAAGTGGAACGAGGAAACAATGAACGCCGAGCTTAATAATATGGACGACGCTCATGCTTGAGTACAACGAGGAAACCAGGGTTCACTACATCGACGGGATTAAAGTCCCGTCGGTGACGAGTGTGCTCCCCAAAGAAGATATTTATGTGAGTGCTGAGGTATACGAGTCGGCAAGAATAGACGGAGTAGATAGGCATATTCGTATTGAGCGCTATCTTGATTCAAGAGATACTAATTTTGACCTTATGTTGGAAAAGTTCGCAGAGATGATAGACGAGATACGGCCCGGAAAGATGCTAATCCACGAACAACCACTGTTTTCAAGAAAGCATATGTTTTGTGGGAAGCCGGATGTGATATTTGAAAGCGCGATATGGGATATCAAAAGATCATTCGGAAAATCCAGAAGGCACGCTTTACAGTTGGCAGCTTACGATATTTTGAGAGAAGAAAACGGGATGGGCACAACTAATGAATGGTGGATAATTGTTTGGGATGGTCGGCAATGGAAGCGCAGAAACGTTTACACAAAATATCAAGAATCACGAAAATGGTTCTTGACTTTATTAGAGTTCTACCATTATTATTATCCACAACGCAAACGGGAGGCTGGCGATGGGGCACAAGCAGTATGAAAATTATGAGATAACAAAAAATGGAGATGTTTATTATATGCGTGGCGATATTATTAGATTGCGTCGTCACCGGTTGGACAAGAAGGGATATCCAGTTATTTGCATCACGGACAAAGGGCGTGGGTACACTGTTAAAATACACCATATGGTTGCATTGCGACACTTACCTCTAAGGCCATCACCTCAACATGAAATTCGACATTTAGACGGTGATAAAACCAATAATCACTATACTAATTTAGCTTGGGGAACCGCCAAAGAGAATGCCGCAGATAGAGAGGCTCACGGAAGAACGGCGAGGTGTGAACGAAATGGTGCAGCCAGATTAACACAGTCACAGGTGGATAGGATTCGGTTTTTGAAGGGAAAGGTTCAATACGGGTTCTGGTCTAATTTAGCCAGGGCACTCGATATTGATAGGCGCACGCTCTATCATGTGCTTAATAATGATAGCTGGAAGAGGAGGCTTAAATGAACAATGGCCACCCATACTCAGAACACGCCGACATCAACGGAGTTTTACCCGACGAGAAGTACGCGCCGCCGCGCATGATCGAAGCCCAGGGTTACGTCGATTACATCGAGTCCTGCGATGAGTGCCCGTGCTATCAGGACACACACCGCCGCTGCCGTCTGATTGCGCGCGTCTCGGTATCGCTTAATCCGCGCGTTGAGGACAAGTACACGATTCATCCAGATTGCCCGTTAAAGCTGTACACGTCGAAAAAGTAGTTGACTATTATTATGTCTCGTTGTATATTGTATTCATGGCATTGGCTCGGCCTGTTCCTCTGAGCGAGTGCCACAAAGCACGAGGGCCGCACGTTACCCAGGAACAACCCGCAAGGGTGGGAGCGTGTGGCCCGTTTTTATTTCAGGAGGAATTATGCCAGACGAAATACGCAAGTCTTATTACGCGATCATTCCCGCAAACGTAAGATACGATAAGTCAATACCACCGAACGCAAAACTTTTATATGGCGAGATCACGGCACTGTCAAACGAGCATGGGTTCTGTTGGGCCGGGAACAAGTACTTCTCGGATTTGTATGAGGTATCAGAAAGCACAGTCACGCGATGGGTGACTGCGCTTAAAAAGGCAGGATATATCCGTATTGAGTACGAAAAAAGAGGCTTTGAGATAACCACAAGGCGGCTGTATATTGTGGATAACATTGTGGATAAGTCTCTCGACGCGCAAAAATGCGAGTCGTCGGCAAGCAAAAATGCGTGTGGATCGACGCGCAAAAAGCGCAAAGAGAATACTACACTTAATATTACATCTATTACACAAGAGACACCAACGGCACATCTGAGAACAGTCTTTAAATCCTTATATCCGGCATACTACCACGATGGTAAGCAAGCAAAGGCTCTATCAAATCTCTTGATCCATTACGACGCTCAGGTCATTGAAGACCTTGCGCGTAAAATGAACTCGCTGCGTGAGAATAAGCACCGATTATTTGAGGAAAAACCAATTACACCGGCGGCACTACTGTCGATGATCGATTATGTGGTCGCCGCGAAGTTACCGAGGAGGGCACCGACCACCGAGGAACTATATGGCTGAGATAATCCACGACGCAGACGCCGAACGCGCGATCATCGCCACCGCAATTCAGCGCAACACATACCTTAGTCGCCTGCTAGAGTTGGAGCCTACTGATTTTTACTCATCGGAGAACGCGCTTTTACTTAGTGTAATGCGCGACCTTTACAACGCCGGGGAGACTGTGGACATCCCTGTTATAAAGGCAACCCTGGTTCAGCGCGGAAAAACAGAAACTTTCGACGCAAAAAAAATAGATGAACTTCACGATGACGTGATGTACGCCGTGACATACAACTTCGACTGGATGTTCGAGAAGGTTCTCGACCTGTCGAAGAAGCGCAAGCTCGCGGCTCTCGGGACAAGGATCGTAGACGCCGCATCTACGCACGGAACGACAACCGACGAACTCGTGGAGAGAATCGACCGGGCAGTGAGTGAGATCAACCGAGACAGATCGGCGAAGGCGGTGAGCGTGTCCGAGGTAGCGGCGGGTGGTGATTCTGGTTTCGTCGAGGCCGAGAAATATCTTACTACCGGATTTCCAGACCTTGATCAGATATTACTCGGGCTGTTTGGTGGGCAGTTGATTATCATCGGAGCGCGCCCCGGCGTGGGTAAGTCAGCGTTTGCGTTGCAGATGGCAGAACACATCGCGCGCGAAGGCCGGGTGCTTTTCTTCTCGCTGGAGATGCCGAAGAAGCAGATCATACGCCGCATGATAACCCGCAAAACAGGAATCCCGGCGAACGCCATGCGAAGCGGGAATATCTCAGGCGACCAGCGCCGCGAGGTTCAGGCGACCTTGCGCGAGATAGAAAAAGATTATAAAAACCTAATTGTGATTGACAACGCCACAGACTTCTATACAATCGTCAACACGGCAAAGAAGCAATACGACCAGCACGGCCTCGCGTGTATCATGATCGACTACCTTCAGCTTTGCCGGATGAAGTCAGCGGAAAAGCGGTACTTGCAGTTGGGGGAGATGACGGCGACACTAAAGGCGATGTCGATCAAGTATGCTTTGCCGATAGTGGTGCTTTCTCAGTTAAGCCGCATTGCCGAGAACAAGACGCCGGAGCTTTCCGAGTTGCGCGAGTCCGGGAACATCGAACAGGACGCGGACGTTGTTATTTTCCCACACCGTCCGAACACGAAGGAAGGCAAGGTTGAATTGATAATCGCAAAGAACCGTGATGGAAGTATAGGGTTTAAAAAACTATTTTTCAATGCTCCGCGTTTGACATTTAACTCAATGACAGACGTGGAAGAATAAGGAGGAACCAATGACACTGAAACAAAAAGCCTTAGCCCATTACGACAGGATGATCGAGTGGGCCGAGAAGCAGCCGAAAAGAAAAATGGTTGACGGCTGGGGCGCAATGCTTTTGGAGATTGGAGAGAATTATTATGGAAAATATTGCGTATACTGTCGAAAGCATTTTAGGAAATCAAAGTGCAGCCTGGGTAGTGATGTAACATGCCAGTCAGGGGATGCTTGTTGTGGAGGTCTATGGGGGGAAATGTATTGCTCACTGACTTGGGGCACATGGGTAAAGCGCGCCCGCAAGGTGCGAGAATATATCGAGAAGCACGGATAAGGAGGAAGTAAATGTCAGACCTTAACAGATGGTACGGAATCGGAAGGCTTACGCGCGACCCGGAGCTTACGTACACACAGGGCGGGGCGAGCGTGACAAAGTTCTCAATCGCGTCATCGTACACCTACACTAAGGACGGCGCGAAGAAGGAAACGACGAGCTTTTTCAACTGCGTGGCGTGGGCGAAGACCGGTGAGATCATCGCGCAGTACTTCAAGAAGGGCCAGCGCATAGCAATCGAGGGCCGATTGCAGCAGCGATCGTGGGACGACCAGAGCGGTAACAAGCGCACGGCTGTCGAGATCGTGGTTGAGAATTTCAACTTCATCGAGAAGGCCGAGAAGGGAGTCGATGCGGCAGCCGCGAAGGTTGATGATGCGTTCGGCGGGGGTGATACGCCATTTTAATTTGCAAAAACTTCTTGACATTTTATTGTGTATGGATTACATTGTATCCATAACGATAAAGGAGGAATTACAATGAAAGAAAACATTCTTGTCGGGAAACTCATTGATGGTATTAAAATAGCCGAGGACAAAATGGCATTGTTGTTTTTGACTGATGCAGGAGAAATCATGGCGCTGGCCGACGCCGATTGCTGTTCTTCAACGTGGATCGAGTCGGTAGAGATTCCATTTGTCGAGTTTCCGTGCCGCGTGTTGCGTGTTGAAGATATTCCAATGCCAGACTTGGGGAAACTTGACGGGTGTGATGTTGTAGCTTACTATGGTCTAAGAATTTCTACCGATAAGGGCGACATCATCATAGACTATCGCAATGATTCAAACGGATATTACGGTGGGAACATCGTGTGGCCGGATGATAATTTCTATGGTGGCGTTTACGGTCAGAATATTTCAAAATGCGTATGGGTAAACCTGGGGGAATAATGATAGAACTTATCGTAATATGGGTTGCTGGCGTTTTAGTTATTGGTGGTGGTTTATTCCTTATTTTTGGAGACATATACACTGCATGGGTAAACCACAAAAGAGAAATTAACCTATCAAAAGAACGACTAAAATACTATCATAAATATAAATGAGGTATCAAATGATTAAGTATTTTTGTGACCTGTGCGGAGAAGAGATTAAAGGCGATGACGCCGAATCGGTTAAGTACAGGGTTCATGTGTCATCAGCATTAGATGGCGCTAGCTATGAAAGCGAAACCTGCGTTTGCCCCGGCTGCGCTTCTGTCACCATGGACACCATAAGCAAGCTCCGCGTGGAGGAGTCATGAGTAAATTAAAGCACACGCCGAAGCCGTGGAGAGTTCTTGAACCAGAAGCACATCGTCCATATTTACGGATTCGCGGGACGTGTCTAGGTGGCAGGTATAAAATAGCCAATGTTCTTTGCCCGCAATATGATGGGGTGCACGACAGAGAAAATGATGAAACAATAGCAAACGCCCGTCTCATCGCCGCCTCGCCGGACATGCTGGATGCTCTGATAGCACAATACAATCACACTAAAAACGATCACCACGTAAACGGGATGAACGAGGCTACAAAATCAGCCATCGAATTCGCTACCGGCCTACCAATCGAGGAGGTACTCAAATGACATCAATCATTATAGGCGGCTTAGTATTGATAGCGCTGATCTGCACAGGGCTATTCATCATCTTGTGTCAGGTGTGCGACCGGTGAGAATAAACCTTGTCAAGCGCGCTGACGGTACGTTCATCCCGGCATATAACAGCGATGCCGAGAAGTGCTCGAAAATGAAGCCTGCGACGTACGCGATGTCCTGGAAGCGCGAGCGTAACCCGAGACACCACGCACTAGTGTTTGGGATGGCGCGGTGTACTCTGGAAAACACGTCGGGACCGTGGAACGCCGCTTACATGCGCGACCGCAACGGAACGCCATACGAGTTTTTAAAGGCAATCATGATTGAGATCGGGCAGGTCGATATAAGCATGAAGCTCGACGGCACGCCGCGCCCGATGGTAAAGTCGCTGGCTTTTGAGCAGATGAACGAAGACGAGTTCCAGCCCATCAGCGACGCAATATCTGAGAAGTGCGCGGAAGTGCTCGGCGTTGAAGTTGACGAGTTTAGGAAAAACTATCAGGAGTACATGTGATGAGTGATAAAATATCAAAGCTTGAATTGGCAAGATTAGGGGTATGGTCGTCGGGGCGCATGTACCATACTGACTGGTGGTGGGATGTAGTGCTACAAACACAAGAAAATTATGAGGCCGCCATATTAGAGATCAAGCTTCAAGAGTCGGAAGCAAAACATGCTTGAAGGCACAATCAGACCCCCCGCGATCCGCAAACAGTTACCCCGCCAGTACCGCGAGTGGAACAACGCGCGATCTAAGCTTCGTGGAGAATTAAAGTGCAACGGCTGCAAGAACTACTTTCCGCGCGACGAGGTAACGCGGGTGTACCCAGGGGCGAGCAACAAATACAACGTCTACTGTCAGCCGTGTTTGGAGCGGCGCATCGCGCGGACTGGCGACCGTCGCGGGATTGAGACGAGATATTTCTCGGTGGGGGAGCGATGAAAGAACGACCGATATTATTCAGCGGTGAGATGGTGCGCGCCATACTCGACGGTCGCAAGACGATGACGCGGCGAGTGATAAAGCCACAGCCGCCAATATCTTGGGATGTTTGCGAACCAGTTGAGCATACGTCGGGGGTGTTTTGTTTTTATAGATCGTCTGACACGGATTTTCATGGATATAAGAAATGCCCTTATGGCCAACACGGCGACCGGCTATGGGTGAAAGAGACATGGAGCCAGTTCGCTCCGAGGCCCAAGCCTGGTGATGGTGTGCCGGAAAATGCGTGCATAGATTACCGCGCAGATTACAGCGCAAGCGCCCTTCGCCGAGGACTAGACTCCGACGGAGACCCATACAAACCTCCGTCATGGCGTCCGTTGATCCACATGCCCCGTTGGGCGTCACGAATCAACCTTGAAGTGGTATCGGTGCGCGTCGAGCGGGTACAGGATATAAGCGAGGATGACGCCAGAGCAGAGGGGATAAGCAATCCTCTCGGGTCATTGGCGCTTAACATCTTCCCATCGCTTTGGGACTCCATCAACTTAAAGCGCGGATATGGATGGGACACTAACCCGTGGGTGTGGGTTATAGAATTTAAGAGGCTGCCATGAAGAAGCCACTTAAGCCAATAGGCATGTGCGAGATATGCGGCCGCGAGAAGGCGACGCAATGCCATGAGCGGTTCCCGGATACAAAGACAAACTTCCGGCTTTACGGCGATCTGCTTTACACGCGCAAGAACACGATGTTCGCCTGCGCCCACTGCCACGCCTCCCACGCGAAGCACGGTCAAGGTCTGGTAGTGTGGGATGAGATGGAGTTCTGCGCGGCGTTGTGTATTGAGCCGAGAAGCAAAACCGCAAGGGCAAAGGCCATGTTCCGATGAACCTTATCGATACCTACATCCGCCACGAAATAGCCTCTCTCGGGCTGGAGTTTGTACCCGAGTTCCGCTTTCACCCAGACCGCATGTGGAGGCTGGATTACGCGATACCATCACAGCATATCGGAATTGAAATTCAGGGTGCGACGTACGCGGCCGGCCGGCACACGCGCGGGTCTGGTTACGCGAACGACTGCGAAAAGCTTAATGCGGCTCAGTGCTTGGGCTGGAGGGTTCTTTGGTACACGACGCAACAGTTAAAGGCCGACCCTTCGGTTGTTGCGCGAGACATTAAATTATTGCTTGACAAATAAGATATTACAAGTATAGTGTCAGAAAAAGGAGGATGGCATGAGCGAATACGAAGAATTATTCGAGACACGCATACGACTGAACGAACGCATTGCTGAGACAGAGTCATATATAAAACTCCTTCAAGAGCAACTCGCTGAATTAAAGCAAATCCGCGCCAATCTTGAAACGATACAGGGGAGGGTGGTTTGTTTAGATTTAGACGGAAGTATTTGGAGTTCGTCACCGAGTTCCACTTCCATTAAGACTACACGTGGAGGAGGGTGAAATGACAAGGTTTTTGAAGCGGGAGAAATGGCAATTCGAGACGGCTTGCAACCCATGTGTATTTAATAAGTATACAACCTGCCCGATCTCCCTCGAAGACTGCATAGAAGATGTTTTCATATTAGTCCCCCGTCCCCCCGACGGCACCCGCTGCCGGGATTTGAACGGGAATATCAAGGTAGTGGGGAGGGATGTATGAACACGTGGCCCAATATTACGCAGCAGCCGGTAGAATACATCGACGGAACACCTGACGATGAGTACCCGATAAGAATATTGCAGGCATACCGTAAAAACTGTAATTGCCGGTGGGCGACCGATACCGATGGAAATTGCGACAACGCTCTTTTTTCGCTCATGAATCAACACTGCGAGGAAAGAGCTAAAATACTTGATAAGGCAATCGCTATGTTGCGGGCGGGCTGCCATGATTGACCCCCGCGCATACCCATACATAGCCGTGGTGATCCTCATCGTCGCGGTCGCGTGTGCGATCATGATACGCGATATAATCCGGGACATCAGGGCTGACCGACGCCGGGGTTTGCGGTGAAACCCGTTTTCGCCATCCTCGCGCTGTGCCTGTGCTCGTGCGCGTCAATCCACGGCCCCCAGCGTTACACGTACTCGCTGAAATACCCGTGGCTTACGGATGAGATATACCAGATATGCGTAACCGAGTCCGCGCGAAACGAGTTGCCGCTCGCCCTGGTTCTGGCGGTTATTGATGCCGAGAGCAGCGGCCGCACAAACGCGGTGTCGAGGTCTGGCGCCTTGGGGTTGATGCAGGTGATGCCCCGGTACTGGTACAAGCGCGGCCCGGCGAGCGATCTTCACCGGCCCGAGGTCGGAATCAAGGTCGGCTGCTCCGTGCTGGCATGGGCGCGCAAATTGGCACATGGCGATCCAATTTACACGCTCAGGAATTACGAAAGAGGCCCGCGCGGGAAGGGGATAAACTGGACGTATACGAATAAAATATTAAAAAACATGAGAGGGTAGAATGGGAATTCTGAAAACATTGGTAGATGTAGCCACTATACCGGTTGCCGTAGCCGCGGACATTGTAACTCTTGGCGGCGTGATGACCGATAGAGACAATACGTATACCGGCGATAATTTAAGGGCAGTCGCAAGCGACATAGTAAAACTTTACGACCAGCTTGATGAGTAACGCGGAGGGGATATGAAACTTGAACACACGCCGGGGCCGTGGGAGTGGCAAGTTAATAAAACATACAAACAGGTTACGCTTATAGGGCACAGAAACGGTTGCCGCGAGTTGGTTATGGATTTTACACGATGGGGCATGAATGGAGCAAAACCACGCTTCAATCGCAGTGGGTTAATGCACCCTGCCGACGGTTTATGTGGAATTATTGAGGGCCGCGAACACCATGCGTCATGGTGTCAGACAATCAATCATCCAGACGCCCGCCTCATTGCCGCCGCGCCGGACATGCTGGATGCGCTGATAGAGGCATATAAGTTTTACCGAGAAGCCATTGTTGATTATGGTCCCTGCGACCATAATGTGAATATTTGTATATGCCCGCTAATTAGACAGACAGAACAGATACAGGACGTTATCGAATCCGCCACCGGTAAAAAAATCGAGGAGGTACTATCATGAGCGACCAGATCAGCGAGAAGATGGCGCGGAAGTATTATTCGGCCGGGACTTCGGGAGAATGGGCTGAACTCGAAGATGAGTTTATTGCCAACCTAAAACGCAAAGGCCTCATCAAGCCCTCAAAGCTCGACGAGGTGCGGGAGTGGTGTCTAAACACACAAAACAGAGCTACAGCCTATCATGTCGATGTTATCAGAGCACTACAGACGCTACGCGAAAAATACGAGGCCGCAATAACCGAAATCCTGGAGGAACGCAAATGACCATAATAATGTTTACTTGTTGTGCTTGGGGTGTCGGATGGGGTCTGCTACTCACGGCTATCTGTTGGGCTGGTGGATGGCGCAGCATGGCATTTACGTCTGCTATCCTGACCGTTATCTGTGCCTTGCTAGCGATAGTGTGGGGGGCTACGATATGACCGACACAGGAGAGATATTCACTGTTTCGTTGTCACTTGCAGACATCGTTTTGCTACGAAGAATAATTTTGAGAACATCTACAAAAGAGATGCGAGACAAAAAGCTCGATGCGGATGGTATAATTCGGATTAGAAATCTATGCGATAAACTCGCGGATGTAATTTCATTAGATCAAGGAGGCGTATCATGACCGACCGCGAGATAATGCTCGAAAGCGAGAACCAGTCATTGCGCGATGAGATAGCCATGTGGAGATACCGCATCTCTGTCGATGATCGGCTGCTCCACTACATCCCCGCCGTAGTGATTGACGAGTGTGTGGCCGTGCTCGACCACGGTGAGGTCAAGCACCCCGGCGAAGAATGGAAAACAAAAGTACCGCATGTGCACATGATGGCGGCCGCTGGTCATCTTGCTGAGTTCACCGTTAAGGGCCGCGAGCGCGAGGCCGAAAGCGGATGCTACCACTTGGCCCACGCGATAGTCAGATACATGTTCGCGCTGGCACAGTTCATGGGGGCTGTGCCGATATGTTTCAATGTGCCATTTTCACCAAACGGTGAAAGCGCCGAAAACAATGAATAATGAAGTAGGTACTAGCGCAATGCTAGATAATATAAAATCTGGAGCGCGCGGTCAATGGACTTGCCAAAGCATATGGTATGTCAACGCATACTCTGACGGACGATGTTCTTTCGAGTACGTATGCTGCGATTACGAAGACTGTGCAAACAATGAATATGAGCGGTTCGAGAATGTTCAGGGATTATCTGAATATCTTATAGATGACTCGTACACTGATTTTGTGTGGGTAAAGGTATCATGAATAATACTGCCATACCGGTAAACATGTTAATATACTGTAATATTCTTGACATTATGTACATGATATGTTATGGTATTACTGGTATCGCAGTAACTATGGCGAATACGCCGCAATAAGGAGGAACGATGCAGTGGTATGACGTATCAGATAAATTACCGCCCGACAGCGAAGATGTTTTAGTATCTGATGGTGAGCAAATATCTATAGCCCGATACACTAGGGCGCCCGAATGGAAGGGCTGGTACGAGCCGAGCACAATCGATGTAGGATGCGAGGGCGAGGGTCTATCTATCGAAGTTAAGTACTGGATGCCTCTGGGGACATTTCACTGGATGTTAAGCGTAAGGAGGAGCGATGAACGCAAAAGTAACCGATCTTATGGAGACGATCGGAATCCGCGAACAAGCTGCGGTTGAGATCGTGGCAATTATTGAGAACTCATTGCGCAAGGAGAAGCGGAGAATTCCAACTGAGCAGTATTCCAGGGTTGTTGGCTACATTCGCCCGGTGAACCAGTGGAACAAGGGCAAGCAAGAGGAGTTCCGCGAGCGAAAAACATACAAGATGAAGGAGGCGTAATTGAGGAACTTCAAGCGCGTGATGGTATGTTCCGACACGCACACAGGACACCACTACGGGTTGACGCCCCCCGAATGGTGGTTCGGGAAGGACTCAGGCGACCGACTTCAGCGCGACATCGGAGAGTACCAGCGGGATTTGTGGGGCTTTACCGCTGACACCATCGAGAGACTAAAACCGATTGACATCTTGCTGATGACCGGGGACGCCATAGACGGCAAGGGCGAGAAGTCCGGCGGGGTGGAGCAGTTGACTACCGACCGCGTTGAGCAATGCCGGATGCTGGCACGGTTCATCGATGAGACAGAAGCCGAGAAGGTCAGGATGGTCTACGGTACGCGCTATCACGTCGGCAAAGAAGATGACTTTGAATCGATCATACCCGACTTTTCGCGCTGCAAGGACATCAAGATCGAGGGGCACGGGTTCTACAATATCAACGGGTGTGTAATCGACGCGAAGCACAAGATTGGAGCCTCGCAGATACCGCACGGGCGGCATACCGCGATATCGAAGGCAAGGATGTGGAACGTGATGTGGCACAACGAGAAGGCCAAACACCCGCTTTCCAATATCATTCTTCGCGGGCACGTCCACTACTTTAACTACGCTGGCGGGCCGTCGTGGGTTGGTGTTACACTCCCGGCCCTGTGCTACCACACGATTTTCGGTGTGCGCGAATGTGAAGGGCTGGTCGATCTTGGTATAGTCTGGTTTGACATCTACGATAGCGGGAGGTTTTCATGGGATTGGAGAATGGCCGAGTTTCAGGGGTTGGATGTGGAGGCTACTATCCTATGACGGTTCACATACCCGACGAGTGGAAGACCGCAATCGAGGGCAAGCACCGCCGCGCGAGGGTGATGGACGACAAGACAAAGGCCGCGATTGACGCAATGATAATCCAGTACTACCCGACCAATACGCAGCGGCAGATCGCCGTGGCCTGTGGGTGCTCTTCTGGATACGTGGCAACGAGAGTACTTTTTTTGCGTGATGAAGGTAAAATTGCTTGACATTTACGTGGTTTAATAGTACTGGTAATGTATTAGGTAGCAGGGGGGAGAAAAACCGGCAAGTTTAACCCTCCCCCGCGCTCTTGACGTTAATGCTTAGTGCTTAAAGCCATCAGTAAACCGCACTGAGCACGGAAGGAAAACCGGTCAAACCCGAGACGACGAACACTCGTAAAACGGCTATCGAGGCCCACACTGCCAGCGTAGCGAAAGTGTAAGAGTGGGGCGGCGGCGCGGAGGGGGCCGCAAGACATCGGAAGGGTTGGGATTCGGTGGCGGCGGGTGGAAGCCCCGTTAATACAATATCGGAGGTTTGAGATGGTGTGGATGATTTATCTTATTGGTAGCATAGAAGGTTTTCTTGGAGTACTGTGTTTTGTAATGATATCTTCTCTAGCGGCGGCGTGGATGCTGGCTTTGTCTATAGTCAACGAGAGCGTGGATAAAGACAAATGGCCGGTTGTTAGGAAACTTATTGCCATGTCTATCGTGTCTCTGCTTGTCTTTGTAGTAACTCCGAACTCAAAAACAATCGCCGCGATGTACTTACTCCCAAAGATCGCCGCAAACGAGCACGTACAGAAAATACCCGATAAGGCGTTAAGAGTGCTGGAAAAGAAGCTCGATGAGTACTTAGGATCGTCCGACGAGAAGGAGAAAGAGTGACCCTGCGCGCCTCTTGACAATGCGAAATTCGCAGGGTTTTGTGGGCGGGCACACAAATGGCGGTTAGGGTGTGAACCAGACATCGGTGGGGTGGGCATCGGTGGCAGCGGGTGGAAGCCCCGTCAAGGGCGCGGAATGGTTCGACGCGACAAAAGCCCGAAGAGGAACGTCGCGGACCCCGGATCGATACCGGGCGCGTCCAAATCGCGGAAGATCGGACGACTCGCCGCGTGACTCAGAATTTCGATTTACGCTCATGCAAGTGTTATAAACAGCCCGGCGAGGTACCTCCCGCCGGGAACTCTTTCCACTAGGAGATTGCTTGAAATATCGCGGTAAAGGCACATTCTCTTTCGCCGTCCAGCCCTACGGCCACGAGGTGCATTTCTGTTATCTCCTCGACGAGAAAGAAATAGAGCGATACTCGCGGCGTAATTTTAATGTCTCATGGGGAGAGCCAGGATCATCAATATTCTGTACTCGCCATTGCCATTATGAGGGATACATAGGCTCTTCCGTGGTGTGGATTCGGCAAAAGCTTATTTTCGGAGAGCCGTCAGACCATTCCACGCTTGCGCACGAGATATATCACATAGTTTCAAATATCTGCCGTGACTGCGGCATGGAGCACGACCCCGACAATGATGAGCCCTTCGCGTATTTAACAGGATGGATAACAGAGCAAATTTATTTCTGGCTACTCGAAAAAAACGCTTGACTATTATGCAATTAGATTGTATATTTGCGTAAATGGCAAACGAACAAAATCTTCGATCTCTCGGTGAGCTAACAACGGAAGAACGACGAGAGATAGCCCGCGCCGGTGGCTTGGCATCAGTTAAGGCCCGCCGCGAGAAAAAGCTCATGTCTCAGATATACGCTGAGTTCTTGGAGAAGGAGCACGACGTAGAAGGCCCCGACGGCGATAAGACTAAAATGTCTGGCCACGCTATAGTATCTGTAGTGATGAGCAAGGTTTTAGCCCGAGGGGATAGCGCGGCTGTCTCGCTGATGAAGGAGCTTAGAGAGGCCACCGAGGGCAGTAAGCTTGCCGTCACCGATAAAGCCGATGAGTGGGCCAAGATGTTTGAGGTTGTAGGTGCTGACACAGAAGCAACACGACATAATAGCGTTCGACAACCTTCATCGTCCTAGGATAACCGTGCTTGAGGGCGCGGTGCGGAGCGGCAAAACGGTCGTGAACTGTATGCTCTTTACCCACCATGTTTGGGAGAGCCGCGGCAAGAAGCGACGTTACATCATCACGGGGACTTCAATCCCATCGATACGCAGGAACGTACTTGACGAACTGGAGAATATGAACCTAGGCATCAACCCGATATTATCCCAGTCAAACGAGTTTCAGATGTTCGGGAATACTGTCTCCTGCTTCGGTTCAGCGAATATCGACTCGTACAAGGTAATTAAGGGCTTCACCGCTCACGGCTGGCTAGCCAACGAGGTCACCGAACACCACGCCGCGACGGTTGACCAGTGCTTCAAACGCTGCTCCGGGGATGGTGCAAGGATATTTTGGGACACCAACCCCGCAGGACCAGACCATCCGATTAAAGTCAATTACATCGACAAGGACGGTGATCTTCTTTCAGACGGGCGACTTCACATTAAAAGCTGGCACTTCACCCTGGACGACAACGCCTTCCTTTCGGACGAGTACAAAGAATCGCTGAAGAAGTCCACTCCGTCGGGGATGTTCTACGACCGCGACATTAACGGCCTGTGGGTAGCCGCCGAGGGCATGATTTACAGAGACTTTGACCTTGGGGTTCATGTGCTCGACGTTGCGCCGGGCAATCTCAAGGAATACTTCGCTGGTATCGACTGGGGATTTGAGCACAATGGCGTCATCGCTCTCTACGGCCTAGACCACGACGGGAACGCTTTCAGATTGCGCGAGATCGTGGCAAAGCAGCAGTCGATTGACTGGTGGGCGCATGAGGCGATGGAACTGAACAATACTCATCACGGATTGACGTTCTACGCCGATCCCGCCCGGCCCGACCACATAGCAGCACTGAGGGGTCGCGGGCTGGTGGTTCATGAGGCCGAAAACCCGGTAGTCGAGGGTATTACGTTCGTCGCAGAGTGTTTTAAGAAGCGACGTTTGTATATTGTGCAACAGTATAACCGGAATTACTTACGCGAGATTTACAACTATCGCTGGAAGGAAAACTCAGCGAAAGAAGAGCCGATTAAGATGGATGACGACTCCATGGATTCCGAGCGCTATGCCTTATATTCTCATCTTGGCCGCAGCCGTGAGGTTCGGGCCACATTTTCGTTGTACAGGTAGGGGAAATGCTAATTACAAATATCACGTCGCCGCCCACGGCAAAGCAGATAGGATTGATCATAAAGAGCGCCGCTGATCGCCATAGAGTGCTCTACGAGCTTTACGACCGATATAAGGCCGGCGCCGATGGTACGCCCATCAAGACGCGGGAGTACTACATCGGCTCTACTAAGCAGACCGACAAGATCAATAACAAGATTAACAACGACTTCTTTGGCGAGATTATTGACGTTAAGGTGGGGTTTTTCACCGGCATTCCCATCGTCTACGATCTTGACCGCACTGTATACGAGACTAAAAAGACTGTGCTGAATACGGTCATGGACAAGGCGCGGCAGGCAATCGGCATGGCCCCAAAACCGGAGAAGAAAGAGACGACAGTAAGCCCGCAGTACGACAAAGACCTTGCATTTATCCGTGACTTCAACAAGCTGAACAGCGTAGCCGACCTTGACGCCGAGACGGCAAAAAGGGCGTCTATCTGCGGACTGTGCGGGAGGCTGCTGTATGTCGAGGAGGGCACCGGGGACTTGCGGGCGATGGCCGTCAATCCGTGGGAATGTATCTTCATTGGGCCATCGGTTGACGTGCCGCTTTATTCGATCAGGTATTATACGGTCATGGGTTTGGGCGAAGACGGCAAAGAAACGAAGATACACAAGGCATATCTCTACGACGCATTCAACGTGACCGAGTTTACGCGGGACGACGACGAAGAAGAGTACAAGCATGGAAAAGTAGTGCGGCACATGCTGCCCGGCAATCCGCTCATAGGCTTTGCCAACAACGACGAGCTTCAGGGCGACGCTGAGAAGGAGATTGAACTCATAGATGCTTACGATCGCGCGCTTTCCGATGTCAACAACGAGGTCGAGCAATTCAGGCTGGCCTATATGGTTTTCAGGGGGGCACAGATCACGGGGGACGTGATGAAGCAGGCCCAGCAGACCGGCGGCTTTTCGCTTACCGATCCAAACGGCAGCGTGGATTTCATAACCAAGAAGATCGACGACGCCATAATTGAGCACCACCTCGACCGCATCGAAGCCAACATCTACCGCTTCAGCAAGACGCCGAACATGAAGGACATCCAGTTCGGGAGCAATCTTACCGGGGTTGCGATGGCGTTCAAGTTCCGACCGTTCGAGTACAAGTGTATTACTTCCGAGCTTAAGTTCAAGAAGTCCCTTCGTCAGCAGTTCAAACTCTTGTCTGAAATCTGGAACGCTAAGGGCGCAAAGATCGACTATCTTGACGTTGATTTCATTTTTACCCGCAACTACCCGCAGAACCTTCTTGAGGAAGCAGAAATCCAGACCAAACTAAAGGGAGTTGTGAGCGACAAAACTCGGCTTTCACTGGCATCGTTCATTGACGATCCCGAACAGGAGCTTGAAAACCTGAACAACGATAAAGAGTCGATGATTATGCCGCCGCTTGAACAAGGCGACGGAGAGGAGGTTTCGCAAGGTGCCGCATAACAAAAAAACTTACGTATGCAGCGGCAAGAACTGGGAGCGTGGTGGTTCAGTTGGGTGGTTCACTGTTGACGATATTGTCTCCGTTAAGGGACCCACAAACTGCCTAGACTCGACAGGTGAATGGTATTTCCGCGTTTCATTGTGTGGTGGTGAGTCATTTACCTGCCGGTCGATTGAATGTGATACTTCATATTACGACGGAGAGTTTCATGCGGTTTCTCGCAAGAGCGGCGAGGCCGAGATTCGCAAAGTCTACGATCAATTCCTCAAGGATGTTGGTGTCGATATTGTTTCAGAATAAGACTATACTCATAACCGGCGGAACCGGTAGCTTCGGGAATAAGTTCACCGAGCGCTTACTCAAGCACGATCCCAAGAAGATCATCATCTACTCGCGGGACGAGTACAAGCAGTACATCATGGCGCAGAAGTTCGACGACCCGCGGATCAGGTTTTTCATCGGTGACGTCAGGGACAAGGACCGTCTCTATCGTGCCTGTGCTGGTGTTGACTATATCATCCACGCCGCGGCATTGAAGCACGTTCCGATTTGTGAGTACAATCCAATCGAGGCGATACGCACAAACACCATAGGGGCGATAAACGTAATTGACGTGGCCATCGACCGCGGAGTGAAACAGGTAGTCGCGCTCTCGACAGACAAGGCCGTCAATCCTGTGAACCTCTACGGGGCTACAAAGCTCTGTTCAGACAAGCTTTTCATCGCCGGCAATTCATACTCTCCGCGCGGCGGTACTACATTCAGCGTGGTCAGATATGGAAATGTTGCGAATTCGCGCGGGTCTGTTATCCCATTATTCGAGCAGATGAAGCGCGACGGGGCTGCCGAACTGCCCGTGACTCATCCAGATATGACTCGGTTTTACATCACGCTCGACCAGGGTGTTGATCTTGTTTTTAAGGCTTTTGCCGACATGCGCGGCGGTGAAATATTCGTTGCCAAGATACCTTCGTTTCGCATAGTTGACCTTGTGCGCTCCATGGGATGCCGGCCGAATGTCATAGGGATAAGGCCCGGCGAGAAGTTGCACGAGATAATGATAACCGCCGAGGACGCGCGCAATACTTACGAGTATCAAGAGCACTACATAATTTATCCTGCGTTTTCGTGGTGGACCAGCGACAGGTTCCACGATGGCGGGGTGCAGGTCGCCGAAGGATTTACGTATTCGTCTGACAAAAACAGTGAGTGGATATTCCAGGGGGTTTAATGAAATCTGAATTAAGTATTTTAACAATCGAGAAAGCACAAATAGAGAATGCTATTTTGCAGTTAAAAAAGAAAATAAGCGCAATAGATCAAAAGATACGGATGATCCATAAAGTTAATAAGAGCGATCAAGAAAAGGAGGATGAAGTTAGGAACTTATTGGGTTATGCAATGGATTCTCATTCAAAAAGTCTTTGGCAAGAAGCTCTTGCCCGATGTAAAAATTATTTTCCAGACAGGCAGGAAATATTTGGCCTGGATATAGAGAAACAACTTGATTAATATCAAACAAGGAGGACCGGAATGCATTTAATTCATAAATGGCAGGCAATAGATAAGAGAATAGAACACATAGAAAATTATTTTGCCGACTACTTGCAGATTAAAAATTATATTATCACATATAAGTGTTCGGTTTGCGGTAAGACGAAAGCAGCAAGATATAAAGAATATTCAGAGATTGTGAGAGAATCGAAAACAGAAAATGGAAACGGTTTTAAAACGAAAGAGTTCAGTTTATGGCGAAGCAATGATTCCAATATTAGTTACTCACGCGATCGAATCAAATTGGTTATGGATGCTGCCCTAAAATGGATCAACGACAATAATATCAATGTTATTAACATAAGCGAAGATTGTTATTGCGGTGGTCGGTGGACCGAAGAAGAAAGAGGTTCTACCGTAAAAGTTTATTATAAATAATTGGGATGTTTATCGAGTGAATACATTTTACCGCATACTGCTTGCCGTGTTTACAGCTTTTATGCTGTATGCCGCGCTTAGGATTTGCGAGTCGATATGAAGCCTTACGACATAGTGGCAGCACTAGAGGGCCGCGTTGCGGAGTACGCCGGGGCACCGTGCGCTGTGGCGGTGGACTCATGCACCAACGCTCTATTGCTTGCCCTGCGCCTGCACTTCATGGCGACAACCGAGCGCGAGGTCATACTACCGGCTTATACCTACGTCGGAGTGGCGTATTCAGTGCTTAACGCCGGTGGTTATTGCGGATTCACTGACTACCGATGGTCGGGTGCATACAGACTCGGAAAGACCAATATCATCGACTCAGCGAGGCGCTTCCGTCGGGGCATGTACGAGCCCGGAACGATGTACTGCCTTTCGGCTCATTGGGGCAAGCACTTAAAAATCGGGCGCGGTGGATTTATTTTGCTTGACAATGTAGACGACGCTAGTATGTTGCGTATTATGAGATTCGACGGGCGCACCGCTGGCATTCCTCCGGCGCGAGACATGTTCCACCTTCCGGGGCAGCACTGTTACATGCTACCAGAGGAGGCCGCGCGGGGTCTGACGTTAATGAACTACATGCCCGACGATAATCAAGACCTGCCGTGGGATGAGTATCCAGACCTGCGTAAGTTTCCCGTGTTCCAGAGGCCGTATGCGTCTTGACGCTATGAGCCGCGAGAACGCCGAGACAGTGAGGCATTGGCGTAACCTCGATATAGATATGTATCGCACTCCGTTCCCGCTGACAAAAGAGATGCAGGAGGACTTCTATGTTAACGCAATTTCAAGTCGTGTTTCGCCTCACCGTTTTTGGGCTGTTTATCGCGATATGTCTTTTGTTGGCATGGTTGGCCTAGTCAATGTTTCCCTCGAAAACAGGAGCGCTGAAATATCTGTTGTCATTGATCCCGAAAGGCGCGGCGAAGGCATAGGCAAGCAGGCCGTTAACATGCTTCTATCCGAGGGGTTCAACCGTCTTAATCTTGATAACATCTATGGTGAGTGCTACGAGTGCAGCAAGGCCATAGGATTTTGGCGCTCGATCTGCAAGGAGCGCGGAGTCGTGACTCATAAGTTGCCGCGCAGAAAGTACGTAGACGGCGTGTACTGGAATTCGATATACTTTAACTTTATGCGCTCAAACCAGGAGGGGATATGATTATACTAGACTGTGGATCGGGGAATACCTGCAAAAACTCGATTGAGTACGCCTGCCGAATGGTGAAGGAGATCGCCGAGATCGGCTCCCGGCAGAACATCATCATAAAATGGCAGCTCTTTAAGCGCGCCGGCGACAACGCGCCATTATCGCTTGAAGTATTTGAACGCGCCTACCGCTACGCCGCTGCTATGGGCCTGCGAACTACCGCCAGCGTGTTCGACAAAGACAGCCTCGACTTTCTCTTGACCTATGACGTGCCGTTCATTAAGCTTGCCAACAACGGGGCGTCTCAAATACTCGCCGCTGATATACCGGAAGATAGGGCCGTCATCATAAGCACCGACAAACCGACGCTTCAGGCCGGTTCTAACTTCAAGTTCATGTACTGCATATCCGAGTACCCGGCGAAGGCGAAGGACTACATTGACAAGTTCGGCGATAAACTCAAAGACGGACTGAGCGACCACACTACTGACTTTGAGCTATTCAAGAAGTACCAGCCGAAAATTTACGAGTGCCATGTTAAGCTCAACGACTCCACCGGTCCCGATGCTGGCAATTTCGCGCGGACGCCGGAGCAGTTGAAGGAGATATTGCTTTGAATCTCTGCATAATACCAGCCCGCGCCGGCAGCAAGCGGATACCTAAGAAGAACACGCGGTCCTTTCTAGGCCGTCCCATAATCGAGTATCCGCTCGACGCTGCGAACTACTCCAACCTATTTCAGCAGATCATCATATCTACCGATGACGCATACATCGCCGAAAATTACTCAGTCTACGTGCCATTTTTACGCAGCCCTGAAGCGGCGACCGATACGGCAACTTTAACAGCCGTGGTGCTTGACGTGCTTACCCACTACAACCAGTACGACAAGATTTGTGTCATATTGCCGACGGCGGTATTTACGCAGCCGTTCGATTTGCTTTCAGCTTACAATAAGCTGGACGATGGCATTGACGCCGTGGTCCCCGTTTGCCCTTATGAGCACCCGATAGAGCGCGCGTTTTACCGTGACGATGGGCTTCTGTACATGCTCAATCCAGATAGCGCGATGACGCGAACTCAGGACTTGACTCCGAAGTACCATGATGCGGGGCAATTCTACTGGCTATCGGTTCAATCATTTTTGGAACATCGCAGGTTTTTCATGCCGCGCACCTTACCGTATATTATGCGCGCGGTGGACATAGATACGGAATCAGACTGGAAGCGCGCGGAGGCTATCATTGGACACGCTTGATTTTTGGGCCGGTAGTTTCGGAGACGATTACACCGAGCGCAACGTGGGCAGGGTTAACAATAACATCGCCCTTTTTAGCGGAATTTCCGTGTTCATGAAAAAGCCGGAATCAGTGATCGAGTTTGGTGCCGGTTCCGGAGAGAACATACAGGCGATGAAATACGTCTGGCCCGATGCGCTCTACTCAGCGGTTGAGATCAACGCGAACGCATGCCGCCGTCTATCTGATCTAGACAATGTAATTATACAGCATCGGTCTATCTATGACTCCGACCTGCTCCCTGCCGATTTTGTGCTGACCAAGGGGCTGTTAATACACATCCCGCCGGAGCGCATAGAAGAAGCCTACGACCAGCTATACAGCCATGCCAAGCGCTACATTCTTTTGTGCGAATACTACAATCCTACACTGGTAGCCGTGCCGTACCGGGGCCATGCGGGGAAGCTGTGGAAGCGAGATTTCGCGGGAGAAATGCTTGACAGGTACGGAGATTTGCGGTTAGTGGAATACGGCTTTGTGTACCGCCGTGACGGTCTGCCGCAAGACGATATTACATGGTTTTTGTTGAAGAAGTCTTGATATTTTGCCTGCATCAGAAGACCGGGAAAGTATGCCCGATGACTGGCAGGCCGCCGGAGTGGTCGATGAAGTGTAGCGGCTGCCCGAGCTTAATTCAACGATAGGAGACTTATGAGACTTTGCAGTAAATGCGGATTTATTTTAGACACGCGGCCCGGACTACAGGAGCGTAACGGGGTGTGCCTCGCTTGCATCAACAGCGAGCGCAAGAAGACGATTGATTTTAAGGCGCGGCAAGAGTGGTTGACGGGCTACATCAAGAAGCGGCGCACTCATCCCGAATACGACTGTGTCATTGCTGTTTCAGGTGGGAAGGATAGCCACATGATCGTGCGCAGGCTTATCGAAAATCACGAAGTCAAAAACCCGTTGCTCGTATCGGTGACTGATGAGTTTACCCACACAAGGGCGGGTAAGCACAACATTGACAATCTTGTCAACCGGTACGATCTGGACCTTATTACTTTTCGGTGCAAGCCGCAGACGTTTAAGCGGGAAACGCTGAAGGACTTCGAGGGCGAGCTGCACCCGCTGAAGTGGATCGAGGGAAAGATTTATAAAGTCCCCGTTGAGATTGCGAAGAACTACGGAATATCACTGGTATTCTTCGGCGAGAATTCGGCGTTTGAGTATGGTACAAGCGACAATCTTGATATCTGGCATCCGGCATCCGAGATGGGTAAATGTGAGATCATTTTCATGGGAGCGATTTATCCGTACTCGATTACCGACTCTTTGGAGTGCGCGCGAGAGATAGGCTTTAAAGACCTCGACGACTTCAACGAGTGGCCGCGACAGGGTAGCATCGACCAGTACACGCAGATCGACTCCGTGGCCTACATCATCCAGTTGTGGACGAAATACGTGAAGTTTGGGTTCCAGAGGGCTTCGGACGTGGCGTGTCGTTTCGTGAGGGAGGGGCTTATGACGCGCGAGCAGGCAATCGAGGCCATCGACCAGCACGATTACGTGTGTGATCCAATGGCCAAATATGATTTCTGTCAGACTATAGGGATCACGGAGCAGCACTTTGACAGCGTGGTCGATCGCCATGCAAACAAAGAACTCGTCGCAAAGGATGGCCTTTCATGGCGTCGAAAGTCATAGCATTTTTCATCATGCGCTTGCAGCTTTTGGCTTATATAATGATACAGCTTTTAACGCTGGCATTCACGATAGTCCTGCTGTGCGTGTTTATGTTTCTCCCGCTATCGGCCTTGGCTCGGTGGTGGGAGGCGCAGCAGACCGCGAAAGACATGCCAAAGCCTGATTTGCGGACCGTGAATGTAAATTGACGCAAAGAGAACTAGAGAAGCGCGCGGGCGCAGCCGTTGACCGTGTTTTAACCGACGCGGAGAAACAGCTCGTCCGCGAGTACCGCGACGCGCTTAAAAGCGTCAAGTCAGACCTGGCCGCGCTTTACGAGAAATACTCAGTAGACGGAAGTCTGACCTACGCCGAGATGAGCAAGTATAATCGGCTAAAGACGCTCAACACCAACATTGCGGCTGAACTCAACGCGCTAGGGCAGGCACAGGATAAGACCATCAAGACGCTTGTGGGAGACGCCTACGAGGAATCATTCTACCGCTACGGTTATTCACTTGACGCTGGCAACGGCCTTGACATAGGCTTCGGGCCAGTCAACCGAGAGACGATATTGGGCCTGATCAACGAGCCGAACGTGTCCGGTCTATCGCTTAAAGAGCAGCTATCAAAGCAGCGGTATGACCTCTTGATACGCCAGCGTCAGACCATGATTCAGGGATTCGTCAAGGGCGAGTCTTACGTCAATATCGCAAAAGCCTTGACAGACAGCTTCGGTATATCTCTCAACAACGCGATGAGGATAGCCAGAACCGAGGGCGCAAGGGCTGCCACCGAAGGGCAGGTCGCGGCTTACGACGAAGCCGAGGCCCGAGGCGTGGAGATTGACCGGATATGGGTTGCGTCTCTGGACGGTAGGACAAGGCCCGAGCATGGCGCGCTTGACAGGCAAGTGGCCGACGAGGATGGGATGTTCCATTCGCAGGGGATGAGTGCCGAAGGGCCGGGCATGTGGGGCGATGCCTCGATGGATATTAACTGCCGCTGTACGGTGAGGGCCGAAGTCAAGGGATTCCCGCCGAAGCTTCGCCGCTACGACGGCGAAGTCAAGGAATACATCACCTATGAAGAATGGAAAAAAAATCACGAATAGAAAAAAAAGTTGTTGACGATTATACAATAGATTAGTATATTGAACAAGCAAGTACAGCAATTAGATGATCAGCTACAACAGCAGCGATTCACCGGGGCCATTACGATTTATTACAATCAGGGTGGTTTCCGGGGCGCAAAACTCATTCGTGAGGAGGTCATCGACGTAAAGGTTTTTACCGTGGGGCTTGTACCTCGCTCCACAGAATAAGCGGATTCTTTTTCGCCTGATTTTTCAGATTCGAAAAGGCCCGCACTCCATTACAGGGGTGTGGGCTTTTTTTATCATATCACCGGACGGGCAAGCACCGAAGCCGGGAAAACAAGGGGTTTTATATGACGCTCGACGACGTAAAAAAGTTTGTAGCAGACAACAAGGACGATGCCGCGCTGAAGGAGTTCATCGGGACGATAGCGACCGTTGACGACAAAGCCATCATCGAAAAGTATAAATCTTCGGCTGAGTACAAGGATGAAGTGAAGCGAGAGGGTGACCGTAGAGCTACGGGGGCCGTTGAGAAGTTCATGAAAGAGACGATGCCGAAGCACTTAGAGGACGAGATTAAGAAGCGCTATCCCGATGAGACTAACGAACAGAAGGCGCTCCGGGAGATGAAGGCAGAACTCGACAGCATCAAAACCGCGAAGTCACGCGAGGAGCTTCGGAACAAGGCCGTCAAAATGCTCAATGACAAGAAGATTGGAATTGAGTTTATGGATTTCATCCAGGCCGCCGATGAGGACGAACTCAAAAACCGCGTAGAGCAGTTCCACGAACTGTTCAGTAAGAGCATAGTTTCGGCTGTCGATGAGAAGCTTAAAACGCACGGAGTTAATCCTCCGGTACACTCGTCCTCCCCGCCGGCGGGTAAGATCACCAGCCGGGAACAGCTTAAAGACATGAGCTCGGACCAGATTACAAAAGCCATCAATGAGGGCAGAGTTGACATTCCGGGCCTTGTCCTATCTAAGACTAAGTAAGGAGGACTTTAATGTCCGTTAATAACTTTATCCCCGAGGTTTGGTCAGCGCAGATTCTTGACAATCTCAACAAGAATATGGTGCTGGTCAATCTCTGTAATCGTGACTATGAGGGTGAGATTTCTGCTCTCGGCGACACGGTTAGGATTAACGAGATTGGTGATGTCGCCATAAATGACTACACCAAAAACTCGACTACCGCGCTAACGATTCAGGAACTCACCGATGCGCAGCAGATTCTCACTATTGAGCGAGCGCGGTATTTCGCTTTCAAACTTGACGACGTTGACAAAGCACAGACCAAGCCGAAGCTTATGCAGAAGGCGGTTGAGCGTGCTGCCTATAATATGTCCGACGATATGGATACGTGGGTAGCACAGAGGCTTTCAAGCCAGGGCTTCTTTAGCGGCGCTAACTCGTCCGAACTCGGTTCGACCGTAACGGCGTTGTCGGTAACTTCGACGCTCGTTATTACCGCGCTCGGCTGGGCTGCTCGGATACTCGACCAGAACAACGTCCCAGGGAAGGGCCGGTGGTCTGTCGTATCGCCTGCGGTACACCACCAGATGATTCTTGCGCGCATTGTTCAGGACACCAACAATAGCAATTACCTCACCGGCGGTCCGAACGCTGTTGGTAATTTCTACGGGTTCAATATTTACGTATCGAACAACGTCTATCTCGGAAGTGCCGCATCGAGCCAGTACCATTGCCTCTTTGGGAACAGCATGGGTGTGACATTCGCTAATCAGTTAGCTGAGGTCAAGTCTTTTGAACTCGGCGCGGCTGGTTTCGGAGACGCCGTTAAGGGTCTTAACCTTTACGGAATGAAAATAACGCGACCCGAAGCAGTACTTCGCGGCGTGTTCACCCCGTAATCAGGAACAGGAGGAATAAACAATGGGATCAACTGCTCAGTCCGCAGCGGCCACTAAAAGCACCTTTACTGGGTATGCTGGGTCGATAACCGAAACCTTGACGGCGGTAACGTCGTCCGGGGTATATTTTAATGTTGGTGATGCTTCTAAAATCATCATCCGTGTAACTAACGCAAGCTCGTCTGACAACGGCGCGGTATTCATTGAGCCTGGTGCTCGGTGGTCCGCCTCGCGCGGTCTTGCTCCGTCCACTGGTTCGACGGTTTACAGCACCTCAACCGCGCCAATAGCGGCGTCTGTTGCGATGACCGCGGCCACCGGAAGCTCGGCGATTTACTCGACGGGCGTGTCCATTTATCTCGGGCCTTTCGAGTCCGGGACTATTAAGAGTTCAGACCAGACGGTTTACGTCGTGGCGTCCACCGGAAGCACTAAAATGTATGTCGGTGTGATTGTCCTCGATGGCGGCTCGACGAATTAGTGTATCACCTGCGGGATGCAATACTCCCGCAGTTATTTATATTTTGGGGGATTTATGCGGGATAAGGATTCAAGTGGTAAGATCGATTTGGTGGAGCACGAGCCGGTGCTTGAAAATAGGCAGCCCGATAGGGGCAAGAAACGCAAAAAGGTTGCGCTGCTCGGGACTGTCCCGCATAAACTTCTCGCTCCCTTCGGGGACCCGGAGTTTGAGATTTGGGCAATAGCCCATGCCTGCCTCGGCGATCCTTTGCCGAGAGCTGACAGGATATTTGAGATTCATAAGTGGGATGAGGTGGTCAAGTGGGGAAGCTTGGGGGCTTTCGAGGCGTGGCCGGCCGCTCCTAAGTACTTGATAGAGGCTCGTCCTGATGTGCTGAATTCGGTCGCGTTCCCGTTCGATGAACTCGCGGCAAAGTTTAACATCTTCGACGATCGCAAAGAGCCGTTGATGACCAACTCTATAAGCTGGATGATGGCTCTGGCTATGGATGAGGGCTTCGAAGAGATTCACATCTACGGCGTGAATATGTCGCACCATACAGAGTACGGTACACAGAAGCCGTCGTGCGAGTATTATCTCGGGCTAGCAAAAGGTCGCGGGATTAAGATTTACGTGCCGAAGGAATCAGACTTGTGTAAAAGCTATTTTCTTTACGGGAAGGACGAGGAGCATCAGACCGAGATCATGGTAAAATTGAACGACCGGATGAACTGGCTCCAGGCTCAGCTTAACAACTTCATGGCGCAGCGCGGGCAGGTTGAGCAAGCCATACAACAGCACATCGGCGCGATTGAAGACGTGAAGTTTTGGATGGCACAATTTAAGCATTAAGGAGGCTGGCGATGGCTGGCTTTACCGATACCTTGGAAAATGCGCTGTTGGATCACGTTTTCAACGGCGCATCATACTCAACGCCGACTAAGTGGATCGGTCTTTTCACGGTCGCGCCAACCGATGCTTCCAGCGGGACAGAGGTCGCTTCTACCGGTGGTTATACTCGCATAGCTGCGGCGACTTGGACGGCTGCTTCAAGCGGATATACCTATAACTCTACGGCCATCGCGTTTCCTACGGCAACTGGTGATTGGGGCACCATAGACTATTTCGCGGTATGCACGTCTTCGGCTGGCGGCGCGATGATTGCGTATAGCTCTCTTGCGGTTTCGAAAACAATAGCCACCGGTGATTCCGTGACGTTTTCAACGGGGTCTTTGGTTGTGACGCTGGATTAAAGATATGGCAATTACAACGATGGACGGCCTTGTCAAAGGGCTTGCTGGTTCCGAGGTATTATATTGGTACAAGACTACTTCCACGACCACGGTCGCGGGATATGATTTATCGTGGTGGTATCTTGGCGGCGCTCCGGCAATACCTTCTATTCCTTCTTCGGTAGCTATTGCCTGTACATCAACTGAGGCCGGCGCTCCTACTATGGCTATAGTCTCGACTGATAAGTATTATGCCGGTGTAGCAGATGTTGTGGCGACAGCATTACAGACTTTTACTCTTAACGACAGACTATATCACTGTGGCGGACTTGTGGGGAACTCAACGTCTTTGCAGTCCTTTACCGTGACTTCTACCGTGGCAATGGATAACGGTCGCATCAGTACCGACACGCCGACAGAATGGTGGGCCGAGGTGTATACGACAATGGGGACCGCGGCGAGTTCGTGCTATTTTGACGTAACCTACACGGACGGCTCTACCGGAATTATCGCCCAAACATGGGGCTCTACAATGAGACAGTCGCGCCTTCTTCGCATTCTGTCTACTTCTAATAAAATAATCCAATCAATACACGGAGCAACGCTTCAGGTCACTACAGGGACCGCCGGTTCGTGGGGTGTGACGGTAGGCCGACCGCTGTTTTCTTTGACGCCCCCGGCTGCTAATCAGGGGGTGTCGTATGACTTCGCTCAAATAGGCATGCCGCTGCTTTCCTCGAGGGCGTGTTTGTGGTGGAGATCGTGGATGGCCGCGACTGCTTCGGGCGTGCTTCAGGCTAAGGTACAAATAATAGCAGGATGAAAGATTGCGGGTTCATTAGGCGCGGTGATTATGCCGCCAGTCGCTATTCCAGATGGGGCGCTACTCGCGTTGCTGAATACGGCGAGGGATACCAGGCTCCGCCGATCGTTGAATATTTGTTTTGCCCGGAAGAAGGAACGGCGCACGAGGTTTCTGGAGTCATTGCCTCGCTTTCTTCGATGACCGGGGCTTGTGGTTATTTTTCCGGGGCGTCTGGAGTGGTCGCTGCGCTCTCTTCAGCGAGCGGTACGGCCACTAAAATTTCGCTTGTGTCCGGCGTGGTTTCCGTGCTGTCGGGGGCAAGCGCCACCATAAGCTATTGGCAGGCGGTCGCCGGTGCAATAGCGGCTATGTCGGGCGCTACCGGATCGATTGCGCAGGTATTTGGCGCTAGTGGTATAGTGCAGGCTTTTTCGGGTGTGAATGGTGCGATTACCTTGATACCCGGTGCCATACAAATATCTGGTGCCATTTGGGCGGTTTCTCGGGTGTTTGAGCTGTTCCGGTATCTGAATCCGCAGACTGGATATTCTCAAATCGTCCAAAGTATTACAGGCGATTCGCTGGTGTCTACAAGCGCCTTGGGCTTGTCTGCTGTGTCTACTTCTGTGGTGGGCGACTCCGGAATGGCGACAAGTGCCGTGTATTACTCTTTGATTTCGACGGGGGTTAATAGATGATTTATGTTGGACAAAATTCCTTCCGTATCACCGTCGAGACTGGCATTGACCTGTCGGGAGTAAGCTCCAGCCAAATCTACATGAGGTATTTTTCGCCGACTCTCAGCACGGGGGCCTATGTAGCTACGGTTTCGGTATCGACCGCCGGGACAATCTATTACGACATGACCTCCACCGATTCTCTCGCCACGGGCGTGTGGACGTTCTGGGCGCACGTTACCCACGGTGACAACCGCGTGTCTATCGGGGAGCCGTTCTACGTCACCGTTAGCGAGGAGGGCAAGGCATGATTATAACTCGCGCCGAAGTCAAGACATATTTAGGGATTAACAGCACCACCACGGACGACATTATCGACGCTTATCTCCCCGCGGTGATTGACGAGTTCTTCCAGTACACCAACAACTATTTCAGGTCTGATTCCGCGCGGTATTCCGGGTATGTTTCTTTTTCTTCTGCAGGAACGGCAACGCTCCCGTCGAACGAATGGGAGGCGGATTATGACTTTTACGCCGGGGACGAGATTTATGTCCACGGCTCGGTGCGGAACGATGGGCCTTATACTATTTCAAGCCTGACTACAGGCGTGATGACTATTTCGACTACGGCAACCCTTAAAGCCGAGGACGAACTTGTACCGTGCGACGTCTTCAAGGTCGAATTCCCGATTTCGGCAAAGCCGGTATTGGCGCAGATGATTAAATTCAAGATGGACAACCCTCTCGGCGTGCCGCTGTCTGAGCGGTTGGGCGATTACTCCGTTACCTACGCCGAAACCGGGATGCAGGGAGGCTATCCTGACGGCATAGCTTCCGCGATTAAAAAATACTGCGTGGTTCGCTTCGTATGATTCAGAACTACTTCAAGCAATCGGTGCTGGTGCAGACTCCAACAAAGTCGATCAGCACGACCACGGGGGAAACAGTGGAAACGTGGTCCACAGGAACGACCGTCAAGGCGTCGATTCGTCCGCTATCGCTGGACAAGCAATACATCCAAAACAAGTCTTATGCGCTGGTAACACACCGGATGTATTCGACGTATCTGCCAGACGTCAACGATAGGGTGTACTACGACAGCCGTTATTATCAGATCATGTCAATCATCGATCCCATGACAATGGGGCGCTTTTATCAGGTGGATATGCGCCATGTCAGTTAAGTGGTACGGAGATAAAGTCATCAAGGCGCTTGAAAACGCGAACGAGGCGGGATTGGTCGCCGTTGCTATTGACATAGAAGGGCAAGCAAAGCTTTTGACTCCGGTGGATACCGGGAGGCTTCGGCAGTCAATAAGCTATGCCACGAGCACGCGCCGGCCCGTGAGGAAAGACGGCGTTACCACTTCGCCAAAAAAGGGCGAGGCAATCATAGGCACGGCGGTTGAGTACGCGCCGCATGTTGAGTTCGGAACTCGTAGAATGAGGGCGCAATCTTTTCTCCGCAAGGCGGTGGACGAGCGCAAGGGGCTTATCAACGCAATCTTTACCCGTACATTCATAAGGGTTATGCAGGGCGTGAAATGATAGAAACTGAACTCCGAAAGATGCTCGTCCCGTCATCGTCAGCAATTCCGCAGATAGGCAACCAGCTCTATCTCGGTTTTATACCGTCGTCTATCACTTCTACGGCGCTCCCGTTTGCGGTGATGTTCTCGATTTCGCGCGACGAAATGGACGA